TGACGACGCGACGGCGCTAAAGGCTGGTGTTCTCGGTGGCACAATCAACGCGCTTCTGGCAATTCCGTTCGAAGGATTCGGTAAGGCGCTCACGGAGACGTTTGGCAGCGCGAAACAGAGCGCGATTCAGAAAGCGTTAAAGGAATCATACGAGCGCGGAGGCGCGGAAGCTGTTGCCAATGATTTAACGATTCTGCGTAACTCGATGATAAAAACCGCCGGGCGGTCCGCGTTTCAAAAGACTGCCGTGGATGCGTTGCAGCCCATCATTGAAGAAATCACCAAAACACCGTTGCAACGGGCGGGACAGGTTGGAATCGAAGTGCTAAAAGATAGCGCGCTTTTTGCCGGCGTTCAGGCAGCTCAAAACGCGGTTACAAAGACGTACAATCCGGACACCGGGCTTTTCGAGAATGTTCCGACAGCGGCCTTTGAAGGCGGAGTGCTTGGGGCGTTCTTTGGTGGGTTACGGCAGGTTGGCCGGGCGCAAAAGGCTGGGGCGGCACGTGAAGAAATTGCGACTGGCTTGGCGAAACAGGCGCGTGCTGGCGAAGTGCAGCCGATGGGTGTGGAGAGAGCTTTGCCGGAGACGGGGGTTACGGAGGGGCCGACCGAAACGCATGAACAGGCTTCTCGTAATGCTGGGGTTAGTCCGGTTGAAGGTGTTGATGAAGCGGGCCAAGGGCCAGGACCGATCGAACAGGCGCACGGCGAGATAAACAATCTTGTGGTGCCGGATGTGTCGCCGGCTGTGAATACGGCGACGCAACATGCGTTGCGCGGGCTGATCAAAATTGCCAACGGCGAATCGATGGAAGCGTTGACCACGGCAGAAAAGGCGGCGGTGAACGCAAAGACGACCGATGGATTGCCTCGAGTTGTGATGGTGAAAAGGGCTGACGGCAAACAACAGCCGGTTATCACGGACGCGACGCTCGAACGGATCCGGCAGATTGCGCCGGTTACTGCACAAGTGATGCCGCAGAGCGAGGGTGAGCAACGGCAGCGGATACTTAATCCTGTTGAAGAAATAACGCCGGAATCTGGTTCAGTTGAAAAGGGAGAGATTCAACCAAACAAGAAAACTCCTGAGATTTCTCAACCGAGCTTCGAAGTGGCCATTGAGCGGCCGAGTGGCGAAGTGGAGACGCGGACGGTGCAGGCTGCGAGTGCAGAGGCCGCAAAGGGACAGGTCGCTGGTTCAATTTCTCCCGGACAGGGGATGGTGCGCGATGTTTCCGAAGTTCCACAGGCGATGTCCGGTTTTGTCCCCTTAGATGAGGGGCAAAAAATGGACACGGCTACAGCCTTGTCGGATGAGATGGTGGGCCAGGTGCGGGAGCAGGCTGGCCGCGAGCTCCAACCGGAAGAGGAGCAGGCGGTGCGCGGTATCGCGGAACGCGTTACGCCTGCGATTGAGAAGTTTCGAGGGGCGTTCAGTTCGATTCAGGCCACGCTTGAGCCGCGGGGGTCGATGGGTGCGTTCACGACTATTCCCGAAGGTAAATTAGTGCTTTCGCTGCCGGACATTGTGCGGCACGCGCAGGAATGGGGCGAGCCGGAAGGTCCGGACCTGGTTGTTGAACAGGAAGCGATTCATGCGGTCGCGGACCAACTGCATCAGCAGGGCAAGATCGATCCGGAAGGTATTGCGCGCGATATGCCCGCTGAACTGCGGGAGCATGTGGCCGGCGTTTACAACCCGGACGTTCCGATGGAGGAGCGGAATGATCTCGAGGACGGCCACGAATTTTTGCGCTTACTGGTGCAACACCAGTTGAGAGTGGACGAAGGCAAAGTGGTCGATGCCGACGGGAAAGTAATCACCGAAAACTTGTCGCCTGGCTTTATCGCACGGATCCGGCAGGCGTTGGTGCGCTTGTTCGAAGTGTTTCGGGACATGGCGAAACGGCTCGGGGAGATGGGCGCGAAACCGGAGTACGTCGAGCAGGTGCAAAAAGCGCGGGATTTAATCGTTACCCGATTAAGAGAAGTTGACGCTGGCAGCCGCGGTGCGTATGAGACAACCAATGGCGGTAAGACGGCTCAGGTCAAAGGTAAAGGTGGTAAAGCTCCCGCAGAACGATCTGTGGAAGGGGAATTACGTGTCGAGCCTAAGCCGACAGCAGGCCAGGGACAAGTTGCGGGTGCTGGTGTTGGTGGAGCAGTTGGACAACCACATGGAGTCATGTCGGCTGCGACGAAAACTCTTACTGGCCAGGCTGGATCAGGTGCCGGAGCGGAACTGACCTCCAAGGAGATCGCTCAGGCGGCAATCGCGATTGGTGCTCCTCGGGATAAGATTACAAAACCGTGGTGGGATAAGGTCGGCAATAAGCACGTTCTCTCTCAGGGTGGGCGCTCGGTGAACGTGGCGTATGTTGCCCAGGAAGCCAGCAAGGGGCGCACGTCGCATGACGCGCTGGGTAATGCGTCGTCCGGTTACGATCTGAGTTTGCAGCCGCGTGACCGGAGCTTGGCGCAGTACCGGAAGCAATCGCAAAATATCGCGCAGAATTTGGACTTTGCGCAGGCGGCTTTCTTTCCCGAAACGACTACGCCGGCGACGACGGGCGACATCGGCGCGCCAGTGATGACGCCTACGGGAGACACGCTGATTGGGAACGGACGCGAGATAGGGATTAAAGCTGCGTACGCTGCGAACAGCCCGCAGGCGCGCGCTTACAAGCGAGATTTTGTGCATAACGCTGCCAGGTTCGGGATTGACCCTGCCGCTGTGATGAAGATGCGGCAGCCGGTGTTGAAACGGGTGATTCTGGATGATTTGCCGAAGGACGAGCTGATCAGGCTCAGCCAGGAATCCAATGAAGGCGTGGCGATGGGTGTGAACGCGACTGAGATCGCGAATCGCGACGCGACGCGGCTGACTCCTGAGATACTTTCCGAGTTTGATCCGAATTACGCGCTGGACGCGGCGAAGAATCGCGGGTTTTTGCGGAGTTACCTGCAGAACGTGGTCAGCGGCGCGGGCGCGAACGAGGCAAATATCAACTGGCCGGACCTTGCGCGACGGGTGCGCGCTGCGGTGTTCACGTATGCGTATGGCGCGGATGAAGCGGGTCGGGCCGCGCTCGAGCGGTTACAAGGCGAAGACTCGAGCCGCAAAATCACGGACGGGCTTTTAACGGTGGCGCCGATCGTGGCTCGGATGAAGGCCGATATTGCCAGTGGCGATTTGTTTCCGCTGGATATTTCTCCGGAAATCGCGCGGGCGGTCCAGGATATTTCGGAGGCGCTTCGGGACAGGCCGAAAGGACAGAGCGCGAGCGTGGCGTTGGATGGGCTTGTTGCGCAGGGCGAGTTAATTCCGGCAGGCGACGCGCCTGCCCTACAACAATCGGTTCGTGATTTTGTGATTGCGAACCGCGGGAACCGGGCGGCGATCGAGGAGGCGTTGAGCAATTACGTCGAATCGGTGTATGAGATTGGGAATCCGAAGCAGCCGAACTTGTTTGGTGAACAGGCGGGAGAAGAATCGGATCGGACGCAACTTTGGAATTTAGCGACCAAGCCAGAAGCGATTGCGCCGAAGACAGAGCAGAGAGAACTTGCTGCGCAAGCTCTCAGAAGTCGGATGTCAGAGGACAGAGGGCAGCTTACGCCTCTGGATCACGTGATTCATCGGAAACTACGTGCCGGAAAGAGCGTGGAAACGGTCGCGAAAGAACACGGCATGAAAGTGGAGCATGTCGAGCGGACTTATGACCGGGTGAATCGATCCCAGGAAATTCGAACTCTCCTATCACAACAAACATTTCGATCTGAAACCGATGCTTTTGCTGCGGCAGAGAAGGCTAAACCGAGTTTCGATCAGACATTGGAAGACGTAGCTAAGGCTACCGGGGCGCGCGCAATGACTACGCCAATCAAGAGCAGGGAGCGCGCTGCGGCGAAGGTGGCGGCAGATTACAGGGGCGATTGGAGCAAGATCAAAGATTTGGTTCGCGGAACGATTGTGGTGCGCGATCTCGACCAGGCGAAGGCAGTCGTCGGAGCGTTGGCGCAACGGTTCGGAGTGGAACCCAAGCGTGACTTCAATCAGCCGTTACAGAGCGGCTACAGGGACGCTTTGTTTAATCCGATTATCAATGGCTACGTCGCCGAGATTCAGGTTCATATCGAACCGATCATTCACGCGAAAAGCACGTCGCACACATTTTACAAAAGACATCAAGAAATTCAGCGCGCTGCGCAGGTAGAAAATCGTGCGTTAAACAGCCAGGAACTTCGGACTATCGAGCGTCTTAATATGGCGCAGCAGAGAATTTACGCGGCGGCTTTCGGCAACATCTCGGGAGAGATCAGTTCGACGGCATCTGAAGGCTTGCAAGGAAAGGCACCGACCGATTTGATTTCTTCTGGCGTTATTGGTCGCGGAGAATCGCCGTCGAAAGCCCAAGCGGTCCCGTCCTTATCTACCACGATTCCGAAGCCGGCGGGGGCTTCCATGAAGGATTTAGCGTCGGGGAAGGCGGCGATTGCTTCTTCGTCTGTCATTCCACCTTCTCTTACACCGACTGGTGGTGTTCGTCATCAAGAAGTTTTGCTGGCGCAGAAACTCAAAGACACTGGGACGCTAGACCTATTCGGGGATTACGTGGGCGCGTTGCCGGCGGCGGCGAAAGCGAGTAAACCGGCGCTCAAACGCGAGGTTGAAAAGGATGTGCCGAGCCTTGCGGAGAGCGGGGCGGCGCTGAGCAATCTTTTTGAGTTGGCGCAGCCGGGGAAGACCTATGAGGTTTCTAACCCAGTCCAATTCCCGAAAGTTCTTTCGGCTACGAGATACAGTGACTCGACTGTTGCGAAGGTGGCACATAACTATGTTACCCACCAAACGGAATACGGATACCGTGTCGAGCTAGAGGATGGGCGTCAGTGGATCGGTTCGGCCAAGAATCGAGACGCAGCCATCACGAAAGCGCAATACGAGTTTCGAAAAACGTTGACGGAAGCGCCTGCGGCGGGTATTCCACAGGCAAATGAAGACGCAGTTCGAAAAACCGCCAGAGCTAACCGAAAAGCGAAGGTTGGCACTGAGACAGCAACCGGAGTGGATGACTTGTTTTCGCTCCTGGCTGAACAGCACGGATCCGAGCGAGATACGGGATTGGCTGGGGGGGTCGTACAAGACGCTATTGGAGCACCTGGACGAACTGACGTGGCGGGTGCTGGCGATCTACCTGGACACGAAACAGACGCCGGACGACCTGGCGGAAGCGTTACGGCAGGAGATACCGATGGAGGACGAGGACTCGCAGAACCCACTGACACCGGAGGAAACGCAGCGCCTAGTGAAACTGGCGGAAAGCGCACACTTCCCAAGTTAGTTAGTCGGCCCGCGGACCCGAACGCTCGGAATTACGTCATTCCGCGCGACACAAAAGAGATTGCTCCACGCGGAGCGATGGCCAAACTGCGCGCCAATCAGGACGCGATCAAGTTACTGAAACAGATCGAGACCGAACAGCGTCTCGCGACTCCTGAAGAAAAATCGCAACTGGTCAAGTATTCGGGTTGGGGCGCGCTCTCCCAGGCGTTCGATGACGCAAAGGCGGATCGAATTGCCGCTGGTGAGATCTCGGAACTGAATACCGAGCTGCAACGTTATCGTGGCTACCAGGAGAGGAATCGCGAGTCCAGTTATTACAGCGGCGAGATTGGGCGACTAGAAAAAGACATCCGCAGCCTTGAAAGCTGGCAAAGCAAGTGGGGCGACATTCACTCCGAACTAAAGTCGATGCTCACCCCGGACGAATACAAGCGCGCGATGCGAAGCACGATCAACGCGCATTATACCTCTCCAGAGATGATCAAGTCCATGTGGGACATTGCCGCGCATCTCGGATTCAAGGGCGGTAACGTGCTCGAGCCCGGCGCCGGTATCGGTCATTTCTTTGGGCTTATGCCGGAAGAGCTTTTATCCCGGTCCAGTCTTCATGCAGTAGAGCTCGACGACATTAGCGGCCGGTTGACCAAGATGCTTTATCCGGAGGCCGACGTGCAAATCACTGGCTTCCAAAACGCGGACATCGCCGATGGGTCAGTGGACCTGTCGATTTCAAATGTGCCTTTCGCGAATGTGCCGGTCACGGACAAGGCGATGGAACTCTCCGGCGGGCCTACGGATAACCTGCACGATTATTTCCTGGCCAACATGATCAAGAAGTTGCGCCCCGGCGGATTAAACATCGCTATTACAAGCGCGTTCACGATGGACAAGGGCGCGAGCGAAAACCGAAAATGGATGGCAGACCGCGCGGACCTGGTAGCGGCGTTCCGGTTGCCGAACAACGCTTTCAAGGCCAATGCAGGCACGGATGTGGTGACTGATATTTTGGTGTTTCGCAAAAAAGATGGACAGATTTTTCCGCACGCGAAGGATTGGACGATGCTGGATAACGCTACGACACAAAAAGGCGATCCGATTCGGGTAAACCAATATTTCGCGCAGCATCCACAGGATATTCTTGGGTTCCTGGCAGACGACGGCGAGATGTTCGCGCACGGCGCCGGCGAAAAAGAGATGACGGTGCACGCGGACCCAAACCGGCCGCCTGCGGTGGCGCTGGAGCAAGCCATTGACAATTTACCGAAGGACATCGCAGGCGACGGGAACGCGGCCGAAGTGCGCAGCAACGATCCGACCATCTCGAAGATGGGGAATATCGTGGAGAAAGACGGCAAGTATTTCTTCCACGGGCAAGCGGAGCCGGACGAGGCGTTGAATGATCCTAAGAACGCGAAGCGAGTTCGAAAGTTTATTGAGACGCGCGACGTTTTGAATGAGCAGTACCGGCTGGAACTGGATCCGGAAGCGACCGACGAAGATGTTGAAGCTAATCGTCGGATGTTGAACGCGCGTTACGATTCGTTCACCGCCGATTTCAGTAATTTTCATACTCCGAAAAACAAAGGGCTATTCATTGACGATCCGGATTGGTTCCGGTTGGCCGGCGCGGAGACACCGATTCAGGTTTCAGGCGGCGTTAAAGAGATGTTGTCGATTTTGGACGGCAAAAAGAGCCGACAATTTACAAAGGCCGACGTGTTCAAGAAACGCGTGCTTACGCCGATCATTGAACCCACGAAAGCTGACAGTCTAGAAGACGCTTTCGGAATGAGTCTCGGTTGGCGCGGTCGCGTGGACCTTGGCTACATTTCGGATTTAACCGGCCAAAGCCGGGAACAAGTGGAACAAGGATTGGTCGCATCCGGCATCGTGGTGCGCGACCCAGAAAACGGGCAACTTCAATCTCGCGAGCAATACCTGGCTGGCAATGTGCGTAAGAAACTCGACATCGCTAAAGCCGCAGGCCCGGATTACGAGCGCAACGCTCAAATGCTAGAGGCGGTTCAACCGGAGGACGTGCCAATCGACGAAATCCGGTTCAAGATCGGCGCGACATGGGTGCCAGTGGACGCTTACCAGCAATTCCTGAGCACGATCGGGATTGAGTTACCCATTGAATACCACACAGCTCTCGCCGGCGGGCGCGACTTTTACACCGTAGGCTTGCGTGATTACCGTGCGACCGGTGTAGCGCACAAAGATTTCAGGACAGACCAGGTGAGTGTGCCTGAGTTGATGGACTCGATGCTGAACATGAAGCGCATCGAGGTTCTCCACACCGACAAGGATCGAAAGGGTGATACCGATGAAGGCGCAACTATGGCGGCTAGGGATGCGGGTAAACGGTTGAGTGACGCTTTTGTGGCTTACGCGAAAGGCAATGCGGAGCTTGGTCCGCGGCTCGCGCAAATCTATAACCGCGAGGCGAACGGGTTCGCGCAACGGACGTATGACGGACAATTCCTTACTCTCCCGTGGAAAAATAAGGATTTCGATCTTTTCCCCGACAAAAAGAACGTCATTTGGCGCGCGATACAAGATCGATATGCACTAATTGCGTGGGGCGTTGGCGGCGGCAAAACAGTGATTGCGGCCGGGATCGCGCTTGAATTGCGTCGCCTCAAACTAGCGTTAAAGCCGATGGTGGTGGTGCACAACTCCACGCTGGAGCAGTACGCCGACGAGATTGCGGTGATTGCGCCGAGCGCCCGGGTATTGATCGGACGCAAAGACGAACTCTCTGGCGCGAAACGGAAAGAGTTCCTGATGCGAATTGCTGCCGGCGACTGGGACGCGGTAGTTATCGCGCATAGCACCTTCGGATTGATCGAAGACGACCCAGTGTTTCAGACAAAACACATGGAATCGCTCGTGGACGAAGCGATGCAGAGTTTAACGGATCGCGGATACAACTCAGTCTCGGATGCCAAGAAATCGCGCGAACCCAGTGTGAAGCAACTAGTCAAGATGATCGAGCAGCTTGAGACGAAGATTCAGGCACTTTCCGAGCGAAAAACCGACACGGGCCTCTTGAATTTCCAACAACTCGGCGTGGACGCGCTGATCGTGGATGAAGTGCACAAGTTTAAGAAAATGCCGTTCTCGACCAAGCTGGACGTAAAAGGCATCGACAGCGGCATGAGCCAGCGCGGTTACGCCATGTTGCTCCGAGCCAGGTCAATTCAGGAGCGTAACGGCGGCAAAAACGTGTTCTCGATGACTGGCACGCCAGTCACGAATACGCTGGGGGAAATCTGGAACCAGGTAAGACTGGTGGCGCCGCATCTCCTGAAAGAATACGGCGTTGAAACGTTCGATCAATTCGTCAGCAAGTTTGCCGAGGTCGAGACGATCAGCGAAGCCGGCCCGAGCGGTGAACGCAAGATGGTGGAGCGCCTATCGAAGATCGTAAACCTGCCTGAGTGGTCCACATTTTTCCGGCAAGCTGCCGACGTGAAACTGGGCGACGACATGGTGGTAAAGAATCGTCCGGGCATCAAAGGAGGCGGCGGACAACTGATCGCGCTGGAGCGCACACCTGGCACGGCCGCGTGGGTTAATTATATCCGCAACGTGCTCGAAGGGTTCAAAGAGCTAAAATACGACGATTTTAAGGATAATAAGAGCCTGTTTGCTGTGCCGGTGCAGGCTTACATCGCGAGCCGAGCCGCAGCGATCGACATTCGGTTGATCGAACCGCGCGCCAAAGATGAGTCGGGCAGTAAGGCTAACAGGGCGGTTCGCGGCATAATCAAACTCTATCGAGAGACCACGCCATACAACGGGACACAGGTGATCTTCTCCGACTCGTTCAACCAAGTCAAAACCAGTTTGTTTGATGCCGTGGTGCCACGGTCGAATCTCAACCTAGAGCTCGACCCCAGTAAACCGCCAGGAACGACATTTAATCTTTACGAAGACATCAAGGCGAAACTGATAGCTCTCGGCGTGCCGGCGGAAGAAATCGCGATTGTTGCCGACAAAGAATTTGATAATGCCAAGCGAAAAAAATCACTCTTCGAGGATGTGAATAAGGGCAAGGTTCGCATCGTGATGGGCAGCACGGAGAAACTCGGCACCGGCGTCAACATGCAGGAGCGGATGCTTGCGGCGTGGAACCTGGACGTTCCGTGGACAGCCGCAGGGTTAGAGCAACGCGACGGGCGCGTGTATCGGCAAGGCAATGTGCACGCGGAGATGGGCGTACCCGTGGAATTGACGCGGTTGGGAATGAAAGACACGCTGGATGAATCGCTCTGGAAAATTATTGAGCGCAAACTGCGGATCCAGAAACAGGCGTTAAGCGGTAAGATCGTGGGGCGCGAACTCGAAGAGATGAGCGATGTCCTGAGTCTCGCGGAGCAAGCCTCGATTTTAAGCGGCCCATACGGAGCCGAGAGTTTCGAGCTGGATAGCCGGATTCGGGAATTAGAAGGGAGCCGGGCCGGGCACGACCGTCAAGTTGCAAACCGAGATTCGGAGATCAGGTCGTCGAAAGAATGGCTGCGCCAGCAGGAAGCCGAAGAGGCGCGGTCTGAGCCGGCGATGCAGTTAATGGCAAAACTCGGTGAGCGCGTCTCGAAAGACGGTGCTCAGATCACGGTAGATGGCGATTCGTTTGAGACTAAGACGGCGATGGTGGAGCGTGTGAACGCGTTATTGGACGCGGAGAAAAACAAACCGACCAACGAAAAAAGCAAAGCCATTTTCTCAGTGGCGGTCAACGGCGTTCCGGTGCGGTTGGATGTTACTCCTACAGAATATGACGAATGGGATGTTGCGGGTGTAGAAAGCAAGAGGGTAACGAAACCGTCCGCGCAGTTCGATCTGATGGCGACGGATTCCAATAGCCCGAAATTCGGGCGCGTAACCAGCGCGGCGACGCTGTTGGCGCGCCTCGAGGAATTAAGCGGGACGGTGGACGGAATCAGGGAAGGCCGAAAGAATAACACGGCGCGATTACGGCAACTGGCCGAGATGCAGCAATTGGGTAAATGGCCGTTTAAAGAGGAATACCAGAGAGCACTTGCGCGACAGAAAGAGCTTTTGAAGCTGATGCGCGGGGAAGAACTCAAAAAAACAGGAGAAGGAGAAGAAACGCCGAACGCTCAACGCCCAACGCCCAACGCTCAACCGGCAGAATTGCGAGCACAGGCGACGGCGGATGCTGCCAAGACGCCGGCGGAACGGTTTAAGGATGCGTGGCCGTTGGCTGAATCGATTGCACGCTCGTATTCGAATATCCCCGGCGTGACGCTGAAGGACGTGGAGCAACATGCCCGGATTGCTCTGGTGCGCGCGGCGCGTGAGTTTGATCCTGCTCGCGGGGCCGCAATGGACACGTTTGCGCGCAAAGTGGTCGGGAATGAGTTGCGCAGTCTTTACGGCAGGCAGATGCGAACGGCGGGGCGGGAATCGACGGTGCTGGATGTTCCCGTCTCCGCCGAAGGCTCTGCCGCGGTTTCACAAAAAGAAAACATCGTCGGGCCGAGCGATGTTCGGGCGGACGTGGCGCGGACTGAGGCGACACAAATGCTTTCGACCGCGATTGACGAGTTGCCGGACAAAATGCGAGACGTGATGAATGGAATCTTGTCCGGGAAAGAGACGCTGGGCGAGATCGGGGAACGGCTTGGCGGATTACCGAAACAAGCCGTAGGCCGGCTGGCGAGTGCGGCTATGCGCCGGTTGAAAGGGAAACTTGGTGAGAAAGGCGTTTCTGGTGTGACGGATCTGTTGAGTCAGGAAACGACCACGGATAACACGGATACGGAGAAAAAGACGTTATCGGATTTCTTGGCGAAGCATGATGCGTCGAAGGGCACCGTTCCCGCTAAAAAGATAGCTGAGCCGACTAGGAGGAATGTTAAGTTAGCTGAGAAGCTCGGAAATCAATCAACGAGAGACTCGTCTGTTGTTCCTAATTTTCGGCCTGTGGAGCAGGAAATCGCGATTGGAAGGGCTTATGGCTACAGCGATAACGACATCGCAGCATACTTGCAGCGCAATTACGTGGATCGAATACCCGAACGTGTTGCGCAAACGTCTGTAGGCGTTCGACCACCGCAGGAGCTAATTGACAAGTATCCAGAGTTAAAACACGCCATTAAAGTTTCCGAGAAATATGGGCATTTAGTGAAACTCAGCGAGCAACTGGAACTACTGAGTCAGGTCGTCGAGGATGAAGTGAAGCTGTCTGAATCGGCTGATCCGGTGGCGTCGTTCATGGAGCTTATGCGGGATGATCCGGTTGAGAAGTTGCGCGGTATAAAAGGCATTGGGCGGCCTGATCTGGCGCTGGGCGCGGAGCCTGCCATGCGGCCGGTGCACGAGTTTCATACTGCCACGGCTACGCCGCAAAAACTGGATGATTGGGACAAACAAGGCGAAGCGATTTTGCGCAGCCGCGGCGACAAATTGCCAGCGGATGTTACTAAACGTTGGCTGGATGGCTCAGTGCTCGAGCCCGCGGAAGTGCGCGCGACACAGCAATATCTCATCGAAAAACAGGGGCAACCGAAGACGCCAGAGGAACAACGCGGGTATGACGCGTTGGCGTACGCTTATACCAAGATCGGGGAAGCGACCGCACGGGCGTTGTCTGCGCGCCGTGATCCGTTCAAAACGCCGGAGGAGAGGAACCGTGAATTTATCGGGAAAGCTCTTGTGCATTTGTCGGCTACTGAAGATCGCGAACTGGACGCGATTGCCGATCACAAGGAGAAAGTGGCGCGCTTGGAGCAGATCGTTCAGGGGCGACGCACTCAGATCAACGCGGCGCTGGAGCATGTCGCCGGAAAGGGCGTGACGATTGACGATATTTTGTCCGGCGGCACGGAATTGCGGTTAAAAGGCGCCAAAATGATCGAGAATCAGATGGCGGGTTACGGCGAATCGGAAAAGAAAGTGATCAAGCTGGCGCAGACCGGGGCGCGCAGCGCTGCGGAGATTGCGAAAGCGACAGGGCTCAGCGTCAAACAGGTCAACGACATCAACGACCAGTTCGTATCCGATCTGGAAACGAAATTGATGGCTAAGACTCGGGCCGGGGCGACGCTTGAGAATTTGGATGCGCAGCAGATTGCACTTTTGGCGCAGGAGACGGAACGGCGGCCAGGGGCCTCCGCTACAGTATCCGAAGACGTTGCTCGCGCTGAGGCGCGAAAAATGATCAAGGCGATGGGGTTTGTGGCGAGCAAGGATTTGGGCACGATGAAAGTGGTTAGGCGGAAGCGATCGAAATTGTTTATTCCTCCTTCGCCAAGACCTGCGGCCGACACGGCCGCCCCTACACCTGGTGAGTTGCCTACGGGACAAGAGACGCAGGCTCCGATGATGTTTGGCGGTGAGCGCAGTCCGGTGGCGCCGCGCGAAGGTGAGTTGCCGCGTCCGGCAGGACAGCAAGCGCCTTACACCGGACGCGTGCTGGGGCAGATCGGGTTGCCGCTTTATCAGGAAATGATGATTCGTAAAGGAGCGGACATGAGTGAGCCGACTGACGTGGCGCGGCTTGGGAACGTGATTCACGCGGCAACGAGCGGGAACGCGTTCGACATGGTTTATGAAGCGTGGATTAACAACATTCTTTCGGGGCCGGCTACGCACATGGCGAACATTACCGGCAACGCGGTCTCTACGGCGTGGGATTTTAGTTTACAACGCGGTTTGGAGTCGTTGGTGAACCTGGCTTATCGCGACGCGGATTCGGCGCAGCTCGGGGAGTTTAAGCATATCGTGAACGGCATTGTGCCGGGGTTGCGTCGCGGGTTGTCGATCGCGGTCAAGGCGTGGGGCGCAGAAGCCGATTTCTTCCGGAACGACGTGCTCAATGAGCAGGTGGAAATGTTCCAGGACTTCGAGAAAGGATCAGGCGGCGCTCTTGGTCCTGCTATTCCCGGCCGGACCGGACGCGTGATCAGGATGCCGGGACGCGCGCTGATGTTCATGGACGCGGCGTTCAAGGGGTTAATCGGGCAAATGGAAGCAGGCGCGGTCGCGTATCGGATCGCGAAGCGCGAAGGGTTGACCGGCGACGCGATGGCCACGCGTATGAACGAACTGGTCGCCACACCGAACAGCGAAGCGTGGCAGCGCGCAGTGGATAAAGCTGTAAACCTCACGTTCCAAGATCAGATGCGAACCAAAGAAGAGGGCGGCAACCCGTTTGAGAACGCCGTTGCGCGGTTTAACCAGATGCGGACCGGCAGCCATTTGCTGGGGTTCTTTTTCCCGTTTATCCGGACGCCATACAACATTTTCAAGATGGGCCTGCGCAAAACGCCATTGGGCAGCGCGAACATGGCCTGGCGCTTTTCGAAAGCGGGTTTTTACCGGTTCAAGGATGGCAAGCCGATGTTCGAAAGCTACGATAAAGGCGAGCAGGTGAGGCATTTGGCGGAGCAATTGATCGCATGGGCGACGTTCGCTGCGCTCTGGGCGGCGACGACCGGCGATGATGACGATGACAAAAAAGCGTTGCTCTTTACCGGGTCCACGCCGGTAACGGAAGTAAGGCGCAGTGAACGCGAGTTGAGGACGCGGTTGCACGGCGGGCAGTACCAGATTCGGGTAGGCGGCCGCAACGGTGTTTACATCAATTACGGGCGTTATGAGCCGTTCGCGACGGTGATCGGGACTGTGGTGGACGCGATTACGAACCTCAAAAAGATCAAGCGCGGCCAGACGCTCGGTGAAAGTCTGGACGCGATGTACGGTTATTTTCTGGCACAGGCGAAATCGAAAACGTTTTTACAGGGGTTTGCCGAGATTGCGGACTCGCTCGAGAGCGGCGGTGGCGTTAGGGGTGGCATCACTGAGGCGGGCAAAAAGATGTTGTTAAGCGCGCTAGTGCCGAATCTCGTCAGGCAACCGTTACGCAACCTCGATGAATGGGTGCGCGACACGAAAGGCGCTGCACCCATTTACCAGATGCTTCCCGCGGGTTCGTTAGCGGAAAGGAAAGCTGATCTGTGGGGGCGCGACGTGCAAAAGAGCGGAAACATCTTCAGCAGGTTATTCCTGGCGACCGGGACAAAGGTTGAGCCGGACGCGCAAAAGGTAGATTTGCTGTTGCAGAATTGGGTTCATCAAAACCCGGGTGGGGCGCGCGAATTGAGCGTGCCGTCGAGCGCGATCAACAGGACGTACAAGGACGCGATCGGTAAAGAAGCGCAAATGACACCCGAGCAGTTTCACCGGTTTACGGTGGACTCCGGGAAACTGGCGCTAACTCGGTTACGGGGGAAATTCACGCAACGTCAGATCGATCATCCGAAGGCGGAAGATGTGAAGATGATTCGGGGCGCGCTGGAAGATGCGCGGCGTGAAGTGAAAGAGCGGATGTTTCCGGCGGGACCACGCGGCTTCGGGCATCCACGGCAGGCGATTAACTTACGCGAAGTGATGTGGGCCGCATGAAAAAGTTAGCAGTGGTTTATCTATGGTGTCTTCCATTCGTATGCTTTGCCGCCGCAGCCTTCATATTCATTAGATCGGAAACGATTCTGGAAAAGGTAGCAGTATTCGTCATTCTAGTTGGGGGTCTCAATGCGTTGCTTATGGCACGAACGGTAAGATAAAAATGTGACAGCGGAAAGCAGTCCGGCTATAAAGCGACATGGGCGCTGATCAACAGACGTGGGACTATGGCGTGAAGTTCACCGGCAAGAAAAGCAAGCCGTTGACGCCGCTGGAGCGGGCGCACGACCACGACCTGAAGCTCGACAGCCGGGACAAGCGTTGGCGGTGCGCGTGCGGCTACGCGCTGGGCGACGGGCGCGAGAAGTTTCTGGCGCGATGCCCGTTGTTGGGAGTCAATAATCCGGAACCGCAGCCAAGCCGTTAGATTTTTGTTTACGACAGCGTTTCGCAGTCGTATAACATCGGGGCAATGATGAAGCTGGGTGGAGAAGTGGCAAGGCGTGAGCCTCATAAACTCAAAACCGCGGGTTCGATTCCCGCCCCTGCAATCCACCTTTGCCAAGGCTACGGCGGACAGGCCATTTTCGACGAAGCCGAAGAGCACCGTCGCGATCTTGAATACGAAAGCGTGCGCGATTGGTACAGCCTCTACGAGCCACAGAATGAGGATGAGCAATGACCTGGCATCAAGGCATGGTCCTCCTTCAACTGCTGACCCTCGTGGGAGTGGTGATGTGCGCGTGTCTCATTTCCAGCATCCGACGATGAAAGTTGTAAATGCCGATTGATCCTTATTTCACCAGTGGGCACAAGGCGGAAATAATTCGGCCTACGGACAGGTATCTGGCTCGTGTGCGGTATCGGTCGAGCAGGTTTTCTAAGGATCATCCGAGTAGGAAAGCAACCACGGATTTCACGGATGGCACGGATAAGAAAGAGACCCCATCCGTGGGTTAGTGGGCTACTTTGAATGAGCTACATCTATTTGCAGGAGCAGGGGGAGGAATCCTTGGCGGAATCCTTCTCGGACATACCTGCGTGTGTGCTGTCGAGATTGAACCTTATTGCCGACAGGTATTACTCCAACGGCAACGGGACGGAATCTTGCCAAAGTTCCCGATCTGGGATGATGTCCGAACTTTCGATGGAAAACCGTGGCGAGGGAAAGTCGATGTCGTCTGCGGTGGCTTCCCCTGCCAAGACATCAGCGAGGCTGGCACGCGACGAGGAATATGTGGCCATCGAAGCTCCCTATGGATCGAAATGGCGCGTATTGTCCGAGAAATTAAACCGCGTTTCGTGTTCATCGAAAACAGCCGGAGAATTATTCAGTCAGGAATGGGAAGAGTTCTCAGCGACTTGGCCCAAATGGGGTATGATGCGCGCTGGGGTCTTGTGGGAGCATCCAGCGCCGGTGCTCCGCAAGGGCGGGAAAGGTTCTGGATGGTGGCCGACTCCAACGGCTTCGGATTCGATCCGCTGCCGGAAATGGCCGGAGTGGTTGGCTCGCCATCGGGACAAGCAACATTCACATGGAACGGGAGGAGCGTCGGGTATCTTCGAGGTCGCAGCCAGCGAGTTTTCCCGGCTACCGAAAGTGACTTTCTCGGAGTGGCTGAACGGCATCCCAGAGAAATGGTTGAACCATTCCGAGCCTCTGGAAATCTACAAGTTCCGGCAGTGGTTAAACTCGCTTGGGAGACACTAGCAGCATGAAGAAAAAAATTGTCGCGCCGGTTTATCCGAAATTTATCGGGCCTGATGGCGCTGGGGTGACTGCGGTCCAGGCGGAACTTGATTACGAAGGGCGCAAGGCGCTTGGCCGGTTTTGTAATAGGATTGTGCAAAAGACGTTTTCGAACCAGGGAACGTTTGTGTCCACGCCGGAGGGCGACGTGCAGGTGAACACTGGCGATTGGGTGATTAAGACCGGGGACGGGTTTCGGGTGGAAGGCGATCCGGTTTTTCGGGAGCACTATGAGGAAGTGACCGCGGAATGACGATGACACCTGAAGCCCAACGAATAGCAATCGCGGAAGCGTGCCGCATTTCTCAAATCCGCACGAGCGGTAGATGGGAAGTTACAGACCCGCCAGAAAACCCTCGCATCCTTGTCGGTATGAACCAATCTAGAATCGTTGCTGTCCCCGACTACCTAAACGACCTCAATGCCATGCACGAAGCGGAGAAGATATTCGTGACTCACGGAAATCCACATCGAGTTGCCTATAAACACGCACTCATGGACGTGGCTGGTGCGGACGATTGGTCTTTAATTCACGCCACCGCTGCTCAACGCGCAGAAGCCTTCCTGCGAACACTTGGACTGTGGAAAGATAGCCCACACGCGGAATGACGATGACTTTATCTCTGGATGAAAAACGCCTCCGAGCCATGTTCCCAAGAGCAAGCGCCGATTTTATTAAAGCCAACAATCCGGTTGGTGCTGCACGGGTATCTAACGCCGTCGTTAAACGCGATGCACCACAAGCATTGGACGGTGGCGTATCGGCAGAAGGAAACGGCAAGGCGCGCGCTCGTGTGCGCATTACACGATTCGCTTGCCGCTTGCTTGACGAAGACAACCTCAGTGGAGGCGTCAAGCCGTTACTCGACAGCATTAAGCAGGCTGGTCTTATCGAAGACGATTCGCCGGAGTGCATCGAATTGTGTGTGCGCCAGGAGAAAGTGACTAACAAGGTGCATGAGCGGACGGAAGTGGAGATTGAGTGGGATGAATAAGAAGGCAAATACCGTTTGTATAGAGTGTGGCCACGAAATGAAACTCAAGTATGAGGACGTGTGGGGCAAAATCGTGCGCTGCACATCCTGCACTGCAGTAATCTTAAACGGCCTGCATCTGCCACCGCCGAAATATCCTACTGAAGCGGAGAGACGGCGGAAGCTGAAGCTTGGGGTGCCGTTTATTAGCCGGCGCGAACTGCTCGAGACTGCGCGGGCTTTGAGTGATCGCGATGATGAAATGCAGGCTTATGACGATTGAAACGCACACACAAACCGAAAACGAAACGACTAGCAGCTTTCAGAAAGGCTACTTCAACGTCGTGGCTGGCATGGCGTGCATTTTAATTTCGATAATAAACATCGTTCAAGACAAAGCACCTGAATGGATGGTGCTGGGGGTTTTGGCTGGCCTATTCAGCATCTTGGCCGCGCCAGTAATTAGACGCGCGATAGCTCAACAACTCCGGGTGATCGCGAATTGGTTAAACTGCTAACAATGGCTACTCAAAACGATAAATCGCAGACGCAACAGTTCGTGGATCGGTTGCCGGAAACGCCACAGGACGAGGAGCAGGCTAATAAGCCGCGGATGCCGTTCAAGACTTCGTATGTGCTTGATCGCCTTCAGGAAGATGAATTGTGCCGGTATGTGTCGGACGCGGTGGAGCAGATGTCGAAACAGCTCGGGCGCGATGATGTGCTCGATGACGCGAGCGCGGGCAGCGGTGCGTGGGGCCAGGGCGTTGCGCCGGGGAAGATCCGGAAACGCGGCGGCGCTTCCAAGGTTGAAAGTTGGATGGGGAAACGGGCGCGATACACTGCGCGTTACGAGAATAATGTGGATGATCGGGTTGAACCGAAAACGCTTTTTGAGCACTCGAATCTTACGGCGTCGTTGTCGCAGCGGATTGTACGACAGATGGTGGCTCGGGCTGTGGCGTTCTTTTTCGGGCAACCGGATGACACTGATTGGTTCACCACTGAAGCGGTGGGCGAAGAGGACCAGGTACTGGCGGACAAGATTAAGAAACATTCCAGGTGGAAAGTGGACCAGTGCCAATCGAAAAAGACTTTGGTCAACTCATTTGAGTATGCCTTTGTGCGCGGCGAGGCGGTGGTGAAACCGACGCATCAACAGCGGTTCCAGATTTACAAGCGGACTTCGACGATTTTGGTGGACGCGCAAGGTCAGCCGGTGCTCGATGCGAACGGAGATTACATTGTGCAGGGAGACGCGTTTGTGGATGAAATGGCTCCAGCGGAGCCGGACCAACTTCCAACGTCCAACGCTCAACTCTCAACGCCAAATGAAGAGGCTCAGGGGATAACGCCAGATGTTGAAATGGGAGAGCCTCCGGTTCTCTTTGGCAGCGGGATGGGAATGGTAAACGAAGGCGGGATTCCGAACGTCAGTCCTCAGTCCTCGGTCATCGGTCCTCCGCCTGCTCAGCCTACTGAGCGACAGGTGCTTAAGCGCGACGGGGTGACGGTGCTGCCGGAAGTGCCGATATGGCAGCAGCAGGAGATCGCCCGGAAACTGATCAAGTTCGAAGGGCCGGATACGTCGCTGGTGTATTACAAGGATTTTTTGTGCGGGCTCGCGGAACCGGATATTCAGACTGCGCCGATCATTTGTCATCTCTACGACATGGATCTGATGCGGGTGGCGCAGATGTTTTCGGGCCAATTCGAGGAAGGCGACGGCGGTATAGCTGATTTTGCGGCGGCGGTGCAACGCTTAAAAGACCTGGCAGCGAACACGAATCAGCCAAAAGCGGCTGCGAAAAAGCCGAGGCGCGAGAAAAAGGAACAGGAAACGGACGCGCCTGATGGAGTGGCGGTCAGCGAATTTGCGGAGTGCTGGTTGACTTACAGTAAAGACGGCGACGGGATGAACGACGAGATACTGGTGATTCTCGATCGCAGAAATAAGGCGCCGATTTATTACGAATACGCGGCGAACGTGACGGTGCGCGGTGATCGCCCGTTTTACGTGGTTCGTCCAATGAACGTGGACGGTCGCTGGTGGGGCATGGGCGGGATGGAGTATTTCGATTCCGAACAGGAACCGATAGATCTGATGGTGAACCGTCACAATTTCGCGACTGGCAAGAGTGGCCGGGTAACGTTCTGGCGTCCGTATAACACGCTGGAAGGCGACGCGAACCCGAACCTGATATTGAACGATGGGGGCACCTACACGCCAAAGCCCGGAATGAAAGATGAAGACGTGCTTTCCTACGTCACGCTGCCGTATGACAGCGAGCGGTTTGAGTTTCTTCTCAATTTTTACATGCAACTAGAGCAGACCAAGAGCGGGGTGCTCAATAGCGCGGACCAGGAAATGAGCGGGCTCCCGAGCAACCAGCTTGCGACCGGGATCAACGAGATACGCGATAGCGGGCAGGAACTGTTTTCTCTGATGTTAATGGAACTTTTCGCTTCGGTAAAAGCGATCTTGCTGGCGACGATTGACATTATCTACGCCAACATGAACAAGACCGAAGTGTTCAGTTATTTCAACGGGGAAGCGAACGAGATTTTGCAGTTGACCCCGGATGAAGTGCGCGATCTGACGTTGAACGTGGCGTTGTCGTTGACCAGAAGCCAAAAGAGTAAAGCGGTGGAGATGGGTCAAAACGCCACGGGTTTGATTGGATGGTTTTATGGGTTGCCGCCGGAGTTGCAGTTGCGCGTGGCGCAATTTGCCAGGAACCAGCTAAAGGCGTTCGGCGTGCCACAGGCGGATAAGGTGATTGAGCCGGTGCCGCCGATGGTGCCGCCCGATGGGGGAATGAACGGCAGCGTAAAAGACGAGGCGTCTCGCGCGGCTGAAAGCGTGGGTGTCGGGCGTGTGAGGGCTGTTCCGGCGATATGAATCTCACAATTCGTGTTGCGTATGCCGATCCGCCTTACATCGGACAAGCGAGGAAGCATTACAGCCACGATCCCAACTGTGCAGAAGTTGACCACGCCGAACTGATTGAGCGACTGAACCAATATGATGCTTGGGCGCTCTCGCTCAGCTCGCCCTCATTAAAGGAAGTGCTTGCGCTATGTCCAGATGATGTGCGCGTCGGAGCGTGGGTTAAACCCTTTTGCGCATTCAAAGCGAACGTAAACCCAGCCTACGCTTGGGAGCCGGTGATATTCCGTGGCGGAAGAAAGCTAACCCGAGAACAGGATACGGTTCGAGACTGGGTTAGCGAAGTCATCACGCTCAAAAAAGGACTGACGGGCGTTAAGCCAGAGAGGTTCTGCTATTGGATTTTTGAGTTTCTTGGAATGGTTCCAGGAGACCAACTCGATGATTTATACCCCGGCTCGGGCGCGGTCACTCGTGCGTGGCTTTCCTATTGCGACACTCCTCGCCTGAGCTTGCAAGTAGCATGAAAATCTGATGACTCCGGAAGAGGCCAAAGAGCAGAGCACCAACAAGCAGGTGCTTGAGGCCACGGAAACGCTGAAGCGTAACAAGGCGTTTACGGGATATTTCCTTGGCCGACTCAAATCGAAGATCGACAAGTTGAAGCAATCGATTCTGTATAACGACAAGCTGACTGCGGAACAGATGCGCGACGCGCGTGTGCAACTGCGGACCTATGAGGAAATCCAGAAGCTGGTGGACAAGGATGAAGCAGCGGCCCGGAAAGGGCTGGGGATTAAGGATGGGGACGAGTAAGAGAGCGAAAAACGTCGAACGCTGAACGCCGAACATCCAATGTTTCAATGATCTAGCCGCTTCGCGGTCTGTTTCGATGTTTTTCTCGCGTTTGAGATCGCGCGCTTGACGATAATCTTTGCCCCAATCTTGGTGAACGGCAGTTTCGCGCGATCGGCTTCCTCTTTAAGCCAGCCAACGATTGTATCGATGTGCTGTTTGCACCAATCAATGCCCATCTGATTCATCACGAGCATCCGAGTATTACATTTGCAATTAGGGGCTGGTTTTAGGCCTAGCTTTGATAGCAGTTTTTTCAGCTCGGTGCCCGGTCCAGATAGATTAACGGGCTGTGTAGTTGGCGATTGCCGCGCGGGTAGAGCCGCCGAGGATAACTTGGGAACCACCGCCTTCGGCGCGTATTTCTTGCGCAAGACAGAATAAACTGCGTGTTCGATATAAAGAATGTCTCCCTCAATTCGGCCAGCTGAAAGAAACTCATCTAAATATCTAGCAGGCCGATTACCAGCCTTGGCTTGCAAATCCGAAATTCGTATTTTGCCAGGTTCACTCATGGTGCTGGTAAAAAACCACATGGATCAGGATCACAGTCAGTTCCACTCCCCATAAAAGTTCCGCCATCGACCTCACAAGCGAATTGAGTTACATCACTATAGCAAATACCGTCTAAACAGCACGCGCCCAGGCACGGATCAGGGTCACAGGTTGTTCCATCACCCTGATAAACTCCAGTAGGATTACTTATACACTCTGCTTCGCTAAGGATAAAACAACCATCACTCGTGCAACACGCGCCTGTTCCCGGCGGTGTCGTGCAAGTATCTTCTTCACACGGGACGTTATCACCCTGAAATGCTCCTTCGGCAGCGATGCACTCAGCCTCAGTTTTACAGGAGCAATCCTCACCCTCGCAGCACGCGCCTTTGCACTTGTCGGGACAGGCACCAACTACCCTAACGTTCGTGAGCGTAGTTTCGCCATTGACCTCTGGCGCTAAGACTTCATCCCCGATTATCTCAGTCTCTCCTACCGCAATCGTTACAGTCTTCGGTGTATCTACCAGGTCTCCATCATCATCAGGAACGAAGTGCTCATTATATTTAATGCGAATGTCGATGTCTTGCGGACAAGCTATTGTGAATTTCGGTTTGAATTTGGAAAGGCTGTCGCTGCTTCCCCCCTCAGTAATTATATCCCGGACAGCACTGCAAGAACCTCCAAAAGTCCCCGGATATGGAACATCATTTAGATGTTCAAGAAGCATCTCATCGGTGTATGGGTCAGATAGATACCAACTGCCAGAAGATACTGTGCGATAACCTTCAAAGGTGTGATCGGAATGCAACGTAGCGGATGTTGGCGATACATCCCAATCATCATCGCTCGCAAATGGCGGACTAAACCAATCCAAGCTACCATAGGTCGTTGTTGGCGGAGAGGCGTCACAATGAGTGGTAACGGTAGTGCAGTCGCCAAGGTGTGAATCAGGAAGAAAATCGCAATCAAGTGAAACATCTGGCACCAAACCAAGATGGTGCTCCATATTTGTGCATGTCTGGACTGCTCCTTCAACGTTCCCTCCACATGGGCCAACCCGCGTAACAGTGGATGTATAATCGTTTATCCCGCGCCTGAGATAATGATCAGTTTCTGTGCCATCAAAATTGAAAAATCCGCATTTTTGCACCTGAACGGAATCGCAAACTACAGAAACAGCAGGACAACACCCCGGAGCAAACAAAACCTTCTGCTCAGCAGGGTCATACAGGACCTTGCCCTCAGAATTAACTAAAACCCCGGGCATTACGCGCAGCCTTCCCCATCACCGCACTTGGTAGCGCCGCACTCAGCAACGCAAACGGCGATCCACTTTTGATTGCCGTCCGATGAATCGAAACCCCAGATCCAGTTTTTGTCTTCGTCGAGTCCTGTGGTGGGAAGCACTTCGAATACTATGTCGCCGCAGATTTCGTTGGTCGGGGTGACAACCGGTGTGGCTCCGGAGCTATCAACTTTTACGTGGCCTATTGTTTTGTAGGCAATGCCACCGGCGTTGTCTGGCGTGGCTGCGCCGTTGTTGAGCGAGACGCTGGTAATGGTTCCAGTGGATTGGTCTAGTGTGCATTCAGCCCAGATTTCGTCGCCATCGGCTACTTCTAACTGATAAGTGTCGCCGCTAGGCATTCCGCTGGGGTCGATGCCGTCGCTGTTGGGATCGTAAACTACGCCGTCGAGGATGAGCACCAGCGCGGTGCCTGGTTCGCTGGCATCGGAGAGACGGAAGGAGAAACGAACGCCATCTGCCGGATCAGCCCTGCCTGCGCGATCAGCGTCAACTGCCCATACTTTGCCGTCTGCGCCGACGATTCGCGCGGTCCTTGGCGATTTACTGGCCGGAACGTGGTCGGCGGCCCTGTGGATTTGTTGCAAGCCGCGAATGTGCGGCGGCGCATGTGACCAATTTGAGGGTTGCCAGGGCATTTTAGGGAACCTTTTTAACACGAATGGACACTAATTTACACGAATAGCTGATTTCCCGGATGGCACGGATTTTGGTTTAGGAACACCGAGTAGGCTGTTTTGTTGGATAGGGATCGCTTCTGGATGCTCACGCCGATCAACAATATTTCCGTTCGACAGACACCCGCCAAAACCAGCTTTGACTACCTCGCGGATCTTACACAAAGCATCCACCTTGGGTTGATCTTCGGGTCTGATCGCCTTCAGAGATTCGTGTTTATTCGTGTCCATTCGTGGTTTTCTTTAAGAGGTCTGCCCACCAAGGCCAGCAGGCATCGGGGTTGCCGTGGCCTGTGGTGACGAGCTGCGCGTAAGCCTGGCTGGCGATGGCGCGCCGCATGTTTGGGTAAAAGGCCAGTTCGCTGGCGCGGAAAGCGGCTTCATCGGGTGAATCGACCAGAAAACCGGTTTCTTTGTCGGTGATCAGTTCTTTGGCGCCGCCGCGGTTATCGGCTATGACCACTACGCCGGCAGCCTGCGCTTCGAGCATAATGCGACCCAAAGCTTCTTCCCATTGGTAATCGCACACGTGCACAAGCACATGGCTACGGGCGTAAAGCTCCGACAGCGTTTGGCTGTCGTGTATGTGCTGGTGCAACGTGACGTTGAGTTCGTTGTGCCATTTACAGGAATTATCGGTTGCCGTTGGGTCGCCTACTTTTGCGGCGGCTTCCGGGCCGAACCCGGCAATTTCGATCTGGACGCTGGCGCCCGCGGGCGCGGTGACACCGCAAAACATGCGCCACGTGTCGGGATGCCATTTATCGGGGTCGTCCCGGCAGATTTTCAGGGCGCGAAATGTTTTGTCGTCGCGCTCGGTTCTGAAACGCAGTGGCAGATAGCGGCTTTTGGTGTTGATGAAAGCTTTGTAACCTGAGCGGGCTTTAACGGCTTTATGAGCGCGCCGGGCGATGATGGGGCCGAGTTTGTCTGCCAACGCGCGGCTTTGAAAAAAAAACTCGTCGATTAAGCCTTCCCGGTGCGCGGCGATCTCGTCGTCGGTGGCGTAGTGCATACAATCGGAGTAAACGAAATAACCGGGGCGATCGTTATTTTCCCGGATGAGCGGGAACAGGCGGACGCCTTCACCGAAAGACATGAGGACCTGGCACTCTTTGAACATGCCCGGTGTGTACTGAACCAGTGTTACGCCAAGTTTGTCCCGGAGATAATCGGCAGCGGGGTTGCCGTGGTCAATGATCGGATCGCCCGGCGGCACGATCATGCGCACAGGGACTTTGCGCGAGCGCAATAGCTCGATGGCGCCTAATATCTCGGTGCCGCAGCCGCCGCATTGGTGGACGATGCCGAAGAAGTTGATCATCCTGCTTTGCCAAGGCTTCGCAGGACGAAGGAGATCGTCCAATGTTGAATTAAGATCATGTGGGAACGCCTTCAAAGAACAGGCCGCCGGCTACGGGGATTTCCATTTGGAAGTCTACGGACACGTCTTCGTAGCGTGTTGAAACTTCCGGGGCAGGATTTTCGGTGGTAGTGGAAGTGCGGCTGCCGTGCGTGGTGCTGGTGGTGCGGGTCGGATCGGTGTGGGTGGTTTGCCTGCTACTGGAACCGCTTTCAGAGGCTGAGCCGCTGCTAGAAGTGGACGTGGAATGGGAACCACTGCGACTGCCGGAACTGGATCGGCTTGAACTGGTGCTGCTAGAATGCGTGCCGCTGCGACTAGAGGACGCACTGCGACTGCTCGATGTGCTGGCGCTATGCGTTCCGCTACGCGAACCGGTGCCACTACGCGACGACGATGTGCTTGCGCTGTGCGTCCCGCTACGCGAACCTGTTCCGCTGCGACTGCTCGACGTACTGGCGCTGTGTGTGCCACTGCGTGAGCCGGTGCCACTACGCGATGACGATGTGCTGGCACTATGCGTCCCGCTGCGGCTTGAACTGGTGCTGCGACTGCCTGACGTGCTGGCGCTGTGCGTGGTAGCGCGGCTGGTGCTTCCGCTGCGGCTGCTGGACGTGCTACGGGTGCCGCTGCGGCTACCGGTGGCTGAGCGCGTAGAGGATTGGCTTGTCGAATGGCTAGATGAACTGTTTTCCGATGTGCCGTGCTCAGTTCTGCGTTGGTATAGACGGTAATCAGCCATTATAGGGGTGGTTCCTCGTAATAAAGGGTTTCGACGTTAGCGCCGCCCGTAACATGATAGGTTACCTGGTCGCCGGCGGACGAACCGCTTTCGGACGACGATTCATCGTGCGTCTCTGAATCCTCGCTGGTGCTGGTCTCGCTTGAGCTCTGGGTTTCGCCGCCGCCGTCGCCACCGGCGGTTTCAGAGTTTTCTGCGCCTGTAGAATTGTCAGCGGATTGCTCACCGCCGCTGGAAGCGCCTTCGTCGCTGGATTGGTTGCTTTCAGCGGATTCTTCGCCGCCGCTGGAAGCACCCTCGTCGCTGGATTGGTTGCTTTCAGCCGATTGCTCGCCTCCGCTGGACGCGCCTTCATCGCTGGATTGGTTAGTTTCGCTGGATTGCTCGCCGCCGGCGGTAGCTGAGTTATCGATGCCACCGCTTTGTTCGATGGAAGAATCGCCGCCTGCAGCGGATCCCGATTCGACGCCGGCACTGGCCTCGCTGCTTTGGTCGGTGCCGGTGTTGATGCCGTTATCAGTTGAGTTACGGGTGGAAGCGGTCACACCGGATTCGACACTGGTGGAAACGACGCCTTCGCGGACTTCGTAAACGGTGGAAGGATCGTCAACGGTGACGCGGACAATGGGGCCGGAGCGGGACGTGGAACTGATGCGGGTAAGATCGTCTTTGCGAATGATAGCTTCGCCGGAGATGCGAATGGTGGCAGGCTCGAGGACTTGCAGAATGTTATCGTCCCGCGTTTTGCGCAGGCCCACGCGTGTTTTATAGCAAAGCTGCGCGATAAAATCGGGCAGATCATTTAGATGAATCTTTGCCACCTTGGGAAGTGAGCGTAGTTTGACAGCGGAGCGCAGTCAATAGAGAATGGAAAGGCTAGGAATGAAGAAAACGCTCAAACGCCGAACGTCCAACGCTCAATTTGAGAAAGATACTATGCTCTTGACAGCGGTTAGCTGTCGTGAGAAACAGCTTTGCTAATGAAAGCGTTTCCGCGGTCGAACAGGATTTTTCGGCACGCGTTTGCGTTTGCGTTTGATGATGCGCCTAGCGTCTGGCTGGGGGTTGGTTACACCCTGGCTTCGCACAAGATTTCGTTGAACACCAACGATGCGACAAGTGATAAAACGCTGCCGCAGTTGACGGACGCCAAGGCTAACGCAACCACGGGCGACATTCGGACAGTGGCGTTTGCGATAGCGGAAGCGTTGTTTCAGGCGTGGCTGGCACAGGGAGCCGGTGGGCAGCCACGAAACATGGTTATTCGCCGGAGCGCGAGCAGCGCAGGCACCAACGACACTGTTACCTACACCTACCAGTTGCAGTTCACGCTGGACCCGAGCGGGACGTACACTGTAGATGATGAGCCGGCGTAATGGCGGAAGAAAACGCCGAACGCCGAACGCTCAATGTAGAATAACAGAAAATGACAATAAAAGGGATAGCAATAGCGTTTGGGGTGATTTTGCTCGTCATTTTCTTTCTTTGTTTTCTTTTCCTTTTTTTGCCTAGTGGATTGTGAACGCAGGCAACTGAGACGGTCGCGCTACCTTAAACTTGGCATTGACAGCGTTTCGCAGTCGTGGTAAGCGCGAGAACATGATGAAACATTTGCTTCGCTGGCTGCTGATTCTTTCGATTGTGCCGTTGGTGGCTTACGCTGCCACAATTTATGTGGGGCCGCAGACGGACGGTTATCACATCGGGCTACAGTCGCATGACCGTGTGGGATTCCGCGGGGCAAAGCCTGTGGGCAAACCGATCATTACCGGTACGGCAACCGCAGACATTATCGCGGCGCTGGCAGCGCAGGGGCTTCTGGCCACGGCCACGCCAACCTCCACGGCCACTGCAACCTCTACGGCGACCTCAACGGCCACAGCGACCTCAACGGCAACCGCGACTGCGACCGCGCCTTAACCACGTAAAGGCGCTTGCGCGCCCGCGTGGCAAGGGACGCATGTTTGCAGCGATGAAGTGGGTTGGTGACGTTTTTTGGATAGTGCTTGGGATTCTGTCGATCCTATTCATTTTCTACACTTTGCTGTTTTCGTAACACTGCTTCGCTGAAGCTACGTAGGGGTACCCGCGCTCCTGTCGTTCCTGTTTTTCTTTGTTGACAGCGTTTCGCTGTCGTGATATGCCGCAGTCTCAAATGGATGAGACTCAAACCTCTGGCGAAAGCCGGGGCGAGCAATCTTCTGGTCAAACGGCGGGCGAGAGTCAATCGCAAGCGGCTGGTGAAGTGAAGGCTGAAGATACGGCGCATAGCGCCGTGGCTACAGCGGGAACTGAATCGGGTGCTGCCACTGCGTCTGAGAAATCAACGACACCACAACAGGGCGAAGCTGAGGGGGAACGCGGCGAGGGCGCTGCGGCTACGGCGGCGAAGCCTGAGCGGTCCAAGACCGCAGTGGGTGTGGAAGATTATGAACGGATGAAGGCGGATGCGCTTAGTCCGAAGCCAGCAACTACGGGTCCGGCTGTTGTTTCCGGTGGCGAAAGCCCTGGGAAAACAGAGGAGCAGAAAACGTCCAACGCTGAACTTCCAACGTCGAACGCCCAAGTAGAAGAGCCGCCTAAAGGCGGGACTCCGAGCGAGGCTCAGGGCGAAGGCGGCGGCGAGGAGGAGAATAAACTTCCTGATCGGGTTCGGCTGGGCGGGCTTTCGGATGCGGACAAGGGGCACATAGTGGCGGCGAAAGCGATCGCTACGGCTGAAAAGATTCCGTTTGCGGATGCGTTATTTCGCGTGACTGGAAAGGCGACGGCGAAAGCTGAAGGCGCTACGGGTAGCGAAACGGCTACAGAGACGGCAGCGACGACGGAGGGTGCATCGAGAACGGTTGAGCAAATCCAGGCGGATATTGCGGCAAAAAAGGCGGAGAAGAAAGACGCGGCCGCGCAGCTTGATCTGAGTAGGACGGCTGAAATCGATGATGAACTGGATACGTTGCGCGACGAACTCGGTATGGCCCGCAGGGCGGTTGAGGAAGCGAACTGGCTGGCTGAGAACGAACGGCAAACGCAGTTTCAGACATCGGTGCGCGATTCCAAGAAGCGCCTGCTGGAAGCGTATCCGGACGCGGCAGACGATAACAGCGCGCTCTCGAAAGAAATGCTGGCCATCGCAGACGTGATGGAGCAGCAGAATAATCCGCTGGTCTATGAGGCGGACGCGCCGTTTAAGATTGGGCAGATGGCTGCGAACAAGCGCGGGATACCGCCCCAGAGCGGACCAAGTAAGAAAGAATCTTCCACACCTGCTGCGGGAACACGGGCCGCGGCACCTGCCAAGCCGCAAGGCGTAAGGCAGGAAGCAGTGGTGTCCAAACCCGCAGGCGGACCGGCAGCAGCCGGGAGCGCCCGCACAACCAGCGGGGGGAACGGACAGACTGCTATTGACCCTGAAAAAATCAGGACGGTGGAAGATTACGAAGCGGTGAAGGCCGAAGTAACCGGCGCGCGCAGATAAGTCTTTTCATTCGTTTTCCGGCGCACCTGAGCGGGTGGGCCAGGTCGATCAGCACAAGACCAATTCTCTCATTCAGAGAAACATCCTGCTTCGCCAAAGGCTTCGCAGGACTACGGGAGAACAAACTTATGAAAACGATCAGAACTTATGGCGGATGGCTGCTCATGGCCGTCTGCTTTGTGGCAGCGAGCTACGCGCATGGGATAGGCCGCATCGTAGCGGATGCGGTTCCGTTTCTACCGTTGCTCGGGACGGTATTTTACGAGGCGAACAACACAGGCACGGCGTTAGCTGCCATGTCACCGGAGGATGTCCGGAAGCTGTGGCAGGCAGGCGTGGATGTGTTCGAACAATCGAGCGATTACTTCAAAGATTTCGAAGGTGAGGGGGTGATGTCTTTGATTGATACAGTCACGGACACCAGTAAGGGCAAGGGCCAATCGATTCGGTTCACGGTGCAAAGCGGGTTCTACGATGAGCCGCACCTTGGCGAAGAACTCTTTGAGACCAAGGACGATTACGAAGAGATCCTAATCGACGGCAACGATCTTGAAGTGGATTGGGTGCGTCACGCATACCGATACACAGAGCGCATGGAAGAAGTAATGGGTATGCGCGGTGAGATCGTGAACGGCACGAACGAAGAGCTTGGCAAATGGTTCGGGCGCCTCAAAACCGAGCAGATGTTTATGATGTTCCGTGAAAAACTGCCGGCAGTGAATACGCTCTACGGCGGGAGTCACGCGCAAAACACGCTGGTTAGCGCCGATTCGCTTAACTGGAACTCGATCGTGCTCACCGGTTACATTCAGAAGCGCATGGGTGGCGCGCCGGCAAAAGTCGGCAGCATCAAAGGGCAACCGGTGTTCAAGAACGTGGTGGTCGCGCCGAGCGACGTACTGGCCAGCTTGGAAGTGGACCCTGAGTTTCGCCAGATTTTGCGCGAGACCAAGGATGAAGACGCGGCCAAACTGCTCTTTAGCGGTGGCTGGGCCAATGTGCGCGGGCACATCATCTCTGAGTACACGCCGATCGATCACGACGGAGAAGGCGCGGTAGGCAGCCCGCTCAATGGGAAAGCGTTCCTGGGCGTAGCGATTACTGCCGGCACGGCCGTGTTCGACATTAAAGGCGGCGGAAATGCGACTAGCGCGGCGAAGACCAAAAAGAAATACTTCAAGTATTTTCCTGGTTACGCCTATCGGTTCCTGCTCTCGGACATTCTCTCTGTGAGCAGCGCGGAGAAGTATTTGCTGATCATCAATCCGCCGGATGCCGTAACCGACCCGAACAAGGTGGGCATGTATGCCTACACGGTCGGGAACAATGGTAACAAGATCACGATTACAAAGCGGCTGGGATCCGCTGCCAGTGTCGCGCGGGTCACAACGCTTGGTAACGTGACCTGGAACACGGGCGTATGGCTGGCAGGCGCGGACGGGTTTGCCGGGCACACCGATGACCATCCCGAAGGCGCGTTGATTCTTCCCTGTAACGCGAACGGGCAACCGTTTGCGGATGTGCTGATGCTCGGTGCGCGCTGCGCACGGCGCGGTTACGGAAAATACCGTAACAAGCGGATGAGCGACCAGCACGAGGGCGGGTTCATCCAGGAGAATTACATTGTGAGCGTGTTCGGTCAGGCGCCGCGTAAGGACCGCTTGCAGCGTGTGCCCGGCGCCTTCCGGATCCGCGTCGCGGTCAATTACCCTGGCGTGCCGCTACCGGTGATCGTCTAAAGCTGTTTCGTGGGTTGCTACACCGGGGGCCGCCTTGGGGTGTTGGGCGGCTCCCGGAAAGCAGCGTTAGAAACAGCAAAC